TTAAAAACAACCTTTAGAGTTTACCCAAGAGGTTCAACAAGTTCAATAGCTGCGGCTACATTATTTTATCAAGGTTCACAATGATACTAATTAAATTACTCAATTTAGATGACTTCTATGGTGCAGATGAAGCCATAGAGGTCGCAAAAGGAAAATACAAGTTAGCCCAAACCGTTAAAGAAGGAATTAAACAAATTAAAAGAATAAAAAATGCCAAAGACTGAAACAATAAATATAATTGTACAAACTAAAGGTGCTGAAAAGGACATTAAAAAGTTAGGTACAGGCTTAGAAGAAACTAAAAAGCAAGGAAAAGCCACAGGTGTAGGCATAAGCGGAATATTTAGCGGAATAAAACAAGGTGTTACAGGTGCAATACCAGCGTTAAATGCTTTTAAAGGTGCTTTAATATCCACAGGAGTAGGTGCTATTGTGGTTGCGGTTGGTGGTTTAGTTACTTTAATGTCTAAGTCGTTAGGTAAAGCTAAGGAATTTAGCCAAGCAATGAGCGGTGTTGCTGCGGTTTCTGGGGCTTCTGCTGAAGAATTAGCGGCATTAACACAGTCGGCTAAAGATTTAGGTTCAACAACTGCATTTACTGCCGTTCAAGTTTCTGAATTACAAACCGAGTTAGCTAAATTAGGTTTTACAACTTCTGAAATTATTGATGCAACTGCGGCAACATTAGATTTAGCAGCTTCATTGGATGTTGGATTGGCAGATGCCGCAACATTAGCTGGGTCTACTTTACGCTCTTTTGGTTTAGATACCTCTGAAACACAAAGGGTTGTTGATGTAATGGCTAAGTCTGCAAGTAGTTCTGCTTTGGATTTTGCTTCATTAACAGAATCACTTAAATTAGTAGCGCCTACTTCAAGGGCGGTTGGTCTTACAATAGAAGAAACAACCGCAATGCTTGGTGCGTTAGCAAATAGTGGTTTAAAAGGTTCGGTTGCAGGAACAGGTTTATCAAAAACATTTATTGAATTAAATAAAAAAGGTTTAACATTAGAAGAAGCCTTTGCTAAAATAAATTCAAGTTCAAACAAACTAAACACCGCCATTGATTTGGTTGGAATTGTAGGTGCAAAGTCTTTACAAACTTTAGCTAATAGTGCAGGCGATATTGATGTGCTTACTGAAGCCTTAGAAGGGGCAGAAGGTGCTGCAAAATCTATTGCTGAAACAAGGCTTGACAACTTAGCTGGTGACACTACAAAATTAAGTTCTGCTTGGGAAGGTTTCTTGTTAAATATAGAAGATGGAACAGGCGCTTTAAATAAACTTGCCAGAGGTGGTATTCAGTTTTTAACAAAATCAATAGAATTTTTACAAGATGCCATAAGTGTTACTGCTTTTGTTTTTCAAGATGGTTGGCGTAGTATTCAAGAATATACAGGTGCGGGTGTAGATGTTGCTGGTGGGTACTTTAGCAAATTTGGAGCAGCAATAAAAGTATTTGCAAATGAAGCAATGCTTTCTATTTCTGAAATTCCGTTAATTGGTAGTGCAATACCAAAAGAACTTGTAGAAGCTAATTTAAAGTTAGCAGAGCAACAACTTGACGAATCAAACGCAAGAATACAAAGGGGAGTTGATAGGTATAATAAAGAAAACCTAATGCAACAAACTGCTTGGGGAAGGTATGCTATTCAACAAGAAGAAGAAGCTAAATTACTTGCCAGAAAACAATCTGCCGTAAAAGCCGCTGCTTTAGAAGAAGAAATAACAGAAGAAGTAAACCAAGAAGCAATTGATGCTGAAAAGAAACGTCTTGAAGAAGTTGCTAAATTAAGAGACAAATTCAACAAAGCACAAGAAGACTTAGATGCTAAAACTGAAGAACAAAAATTAGCATTACAACGTGAAAGGGCTATTGCTGAACTTGATGCTTTAAAAACTACTGAAGAAGAAAAAAGGCAATTACTTTTAGACATAAATGCTTTATATGACCAAAAAGAAGCAGAATTAAAAGAAACTAAAAGGTTAGCCGCAGAAGAAAAAGACAATGCTGAAAGAGCAAAAGAATATGACGCTATAACAAAGGCTAATGAAGACAAAGCTAAAGCAGAAGAAGAACTTCAGCAAAGAATTACACAATCTAAATTTGATGCTTTAAATGCTATAATGTCAATTACAAACCAAGAAACGGCATTAGGTAAAGCTGCTTTTATAGCTAAACAATTATTAGCAGGAAAAGAAATGTTAGCAGAAGCTAAGAAAACTTTAGGTAAAATTAACTTAAAAGCGGCTGAATCTTCAGTTGATACCGCAGCAGGTGCTTCTAAAACGGCTTCAATAGGTTTTCCGCAAAACATACCTTTTTTAATTGGATATGCTGCCCAAGCGGTTGGTATTATCGGGGCAATTAAGTCAGCGGTTGGGGCTGCTAAAGGCACAATAGGTGCAGCTGGAGCAGGTGGTTCTACACCAACAATTAAAACACCAAGAGGTGCAAGTGCCGCATCTCCTTCATTTAACATAGTAGGACAAGGCGGAACAAACCAATTAGCTGAATCAATAGGTAACCAAGAAAAACAACCAATAAAGGCTTATGTTGTATCTGGTGAAGTTACAACAGCACAATCAATGGAACGCAACATTGTTGAAAGCGCTTCAATTTAAACAAAATAAACAAATAATTGTTTTTAAATAAAACACGAATGAACATAATTGAACTCATATTAGACGAAAACGATGAAATGAATGGTATTGAAGCCATTTCAGTAGTTGAAAACCCAGCAATAGAAGAAGATTTTGTTGCCTTAAAGTCTGAAGAAATTAAACTTGCAGAAGTAGATAAAGAAAAACGTATTCTTATGGGTGCTGCTTTAATACCTAACAAGCCAATTTACAGGCGTAATGGTGAACAAGAGTTTTATATATTCTTTTCAAAAGACACCGTGTTAAAAGCAAGCCAATTATATTTAAAAAAAGGTCGTCAAGGCGAAGCTACTTTAGAACACCAAAACAAAATAACAGGCTTAACCGTTGTTGAAAGTTGGTTAGTAGAAGATGAAGTACACGACAAGTCACGCAAGTACGGTTTAAATATGCCTTTAGGTACTTGGATGGTTAGTATGAAAGTAGACAATGACGAAATTTGGAACGACTATGTAAAGACAGGCAAGGTAAAAGGCTTTAGTATAGAAGGCTACTTTGCAGACAAGTTAGAAATGCCACAAGACAAAGGAATTAAAGACGAACTAAGTGCAGAAGACCAAGAAGCTGAAGAACTAATTGACAAAATTATTGAGGTGTTACAAGCCAAAACAGAATTGGAATCTTATAGTGACTACCCAGCGGGTGCAAAAAACAATGCAAAGCGTGCTTTAAAATGGGTAGAAGAAAACGGATGGGGTTCTTGTGGTGAAGCAACAGGAAAAGCCAGAGCAAACCAATTAGCAAAAGGTGAACCAATTACACGTGATACTATTGCAAGAATGGCAAGTTTTAAAAGACACCAACAACATAAAGACGTTCCTTATTCTGAAGGTTGCGGTGGTTTAATGTGGGATGCTTGGGGCGGAAGCGCTGGTGTTAATTGGGCAATAAGTAAACTAAAAGAAATAGATGGTTAAAAATACTTCATACAAGGTACACGCTGGAACAACAACAGACGCTGAACGATTAACTTACAACATTGAAGAAGGTGCTTATGTAACAACCGAAACAGGTGTTTGGACTGTTTACAATAATGCTTGGGTTAAAGTTTACCCACAAGCAGGTGGTGCAACAGGTTTAGGTTGGTGTAGGTATGACGATGGTTTATATACTTCTTTAAATAAATTAACATTAGCAGATGGTGTAGAGGTTACTCTTACAAACAACGGGGCAAATGTAGTAAGAAGCGAAGCGGGAATAGACTATTATAACACTACGACAAACAAATTAGTAGCCACCACGTCAAATGATGTTTATGTGATGACTGTTGTGTTTAATTATTCTGCAGCAAATGCTAACCAAACATTTATGCACCTAAATTTAGAAAACGCAGGTGCTACACCATACGAAAGAATAAAGCAAGATATTATATTCCCAAAAGGTAACAATGTACAACACGAATATCACGGTGTATTCCAATACTATGTAGACCAAGACTTTATAGATAATGGTTCAAGTTGGAAAATTACTGCTGATGGAGGTACTGCTAAAATATGGGACATAATCTACTTTATACAAAAAACACAAAGCTATGCTTAACCTTTTAAAACAAATATTTATGAGTAAAAAAACAAAAAGTAAAACAAGCCCAAAGGGTGGAAACAGGGGTTGCTTATGCGACAACGGAACTTATTCAAAAGAATGTTGCAATGGTGATTTGCAAAATCAAGGCATAGGCAGCACAATACAAGGCGGTAGTTCTACTGTAACAAGTATTGATGGAACAAGAACAAAATCCAACCAAAGAGGTTAAAATATTGTTCAAAAATATAACAAAAAATAATATTAATTGTTTTAATAATAAATAACCCTTATGAGTGCAAAAACGCAAATTAACAAAATCAAGGCTTTGCTTGGACTTGAAATAAAGTTAGAGCAAATGAAACTTGAAAACGGTACTATTTTAGAGGCTGAAGCCTTTGAAGCTGGTGCTGAAATTTTTATTGTTAATGAAGAAGACCGCATCGCAGTTCCAATGGGTGAGTATATGTTGGAAGACGGTAAAGTTTTAATCATTACAGAAGACGGCATTATTGGCGAAATTAAAGATGCTGAAGAAGAAGCGCCTACTGAAGAAGCTGCTCCAGAAGCAGAGGTTGAAGTAGAAGCTGAAGCTGAAACATCAGCGCCAAAGAAAGTAGTTGAATCAATCACAAAAGAAATGTTCTTTAGTGAAATTGAAAAACTAAGAAATGAAATTGCAGAATTAAAAGCTGCTAAAGTTGAGGTTAAAGAAGAAGTTGAATTATCTGCTGAAGTTACTGAAGAAGTAAAAGAAGAAGCCGTTGAACTTTCTGCTGAAGAAGCACAACCTTTAAAGCACAACCCAGAAGGTGCGGTTGAAAAAAAGCAAACAAATTTATTTGCACAAAAAGCACCTAAAACAACAAGAGACTTAGTATTCTCTAAACTATTCAATCAATAAAATAATTAAAAAATGGCGACTACAACTAACATTACAACTTCTTATGCTGGTGAATTTGCAGGAAAGTATATTTCTGCGGCTTTATTAAGCGCTTCTACTATTGAGAATGGTGGAATTGAAGTAAAACCAAACGTAAAATTTAAGCAAGTAATTAAAAAAATTGCAACTGACGCTTTACTAAAAGACGGAACTTGTGACTTTGACCCTACTTCTACTGTAACATTAACAGAAAGAATTTTAGAGCCAAAAGAATTTCAAGTAAACTTACAATTATGTAAGCAAGACTTCAGAGACGATTGGGAAGCAGTACAAATGGGATATTCTTCATTTGACAACTTGCCTCCAGCGTTTGCAGATTTCTTATTAGCACACGTTGCTGCTAAGACTGCACAAAAAACTGAATTAAACATCTGGCAAGGTGCTGATGCCAATGCAGGTGAATTTGACGGTTTAGTTGCTTTAATGACTGCTGACGCTGATGTTGTTGATGTAGTTGGAACAACAGTTACTGCCGCTAACGTAATTGACGAATTAGGAAAAGTTGTTGATGCAATTCCTTCTGCGGTTTACGGTAAAGAAGATTTAAACTTATATGTTTCTCAAAACGTAGCAAGAGCTTACGTAAGAGCATTGGGTGGATTTGCTGCTGCTGGTTTAGGTGCTAACGGTACAAACGCAATGGGTACACAATGGTTCAATAATGGTTCACTTTCTTTTGACGGTGTTTCTATCTTTGTTGCTAACGGATTAGCTGACAACTACATTGTAGCTGCTGAAAAAAGCAACCTATATTTTGGAACAGGATTATTAGCTGATCATAACGAAGTAAAAGTTATTGATATGGCAGATTTAGACGGTTCACAAAATGTTCGTGTTGTTATGAGGTTTACTGCAGGAGTTCAGTACGGAATCGGTTCTGACATTGTACTTTACACACCAGCATAATTATAACTAACTAAATTCAAGGGGTGGGTTTAACCGCTTGCCCCTTTTTTATAACCCTTAAAATAAATAAAATATGGCTTGTGATATTTCAGCTGGTAGGTTAGAGCCTTGTAAGGATTCAGTAGGTGGTTTAAAAGCCGTTTACTTTGTCAATTACGATGCAGACATCTATACAGGCGCAACAATAACATCTGGTGAGATTACAGGATTTGATTCTGCAATTACACTTTACAAATACGATCTTAAAGGTGCAAACAATTCTTTTGACGAAACTAACGAAAATTCAAGAGACAACGGTACTTCTTTTTGGACACAAACAGGAACATTGGTTCTTAAAAAGCAAGACCTTGCAACACAATCTGAATTAAAATTATTAGCATACGGAAGACCTTTAGTAGTTGTTGAAGACTACAATGGAAACTTTAGAATGGCTGGATTTGAAAACGGATGCGAGGTAGTTGTAAACACCGCAAGTGGTGCTGCAATGGGAGACTTAAACGGTTACAATATTACTTTTACAGGAACTGAAAAAGAACCAGCAAGTTTTATTGATTCTACAATTATTGGAGATACTGTAAACACAACAGTTGTTTCTGGCACATAATTAGATTAGGTTTTAATTGAAAGAAGGGGTAAGTTTTAACAACTTGCCCTTTTTTTTGTTTTTATATTAAACGGACAAAATGATTGTTTTAAGACCAATAGAGACTGCACAAACGCTTAAATTCATACCACGTGAATATAATGCGACTAAGGTTGTTTTGGTAGACGAAAGCACAAATACAGAAGTAGAAATAAACGCTAATTTCACACAAGATAAATACTATTTAACTTCAGACATTACCTTTAGTTTAATTGAAGGTAGGTTTTACAATTTAACGGTATATAATGTAAACGATATTGTTTACAAAGACAAGGTATTTTGCACAAGCCAAAACGTGTTAGATTATTCAATTAATAAAGACGTTTATACAAGCAATGTTACAGACAACGAATATATTATATTATAATGGATAATATTCACATAGTAAATTTAAGTAAATACACTTCACCAGAGATTGTGGAGGTTAAAAATAAAGATTGGGTTCAGTACGGTGAAGACAATAATTACTTTCAATATTTAATAGACAGGTATCAAGGTAGCACAACAAACAACGCTATTATAAACGGTATGTCTAAAATGATATACGGTAAAGGTTTAGATGCTACTGATTCTAACAGAAAGCCAGACCAATACGCACAAATGAGGTCTTTAATTTCTAAGGACTGTTTGAAGTCTGCCGTAATGGACAGAAAGATGTTAGGAATGGCTGCTTTACAAGTTACCTATGATAAAGGACTTGTTAAAAAAGTAACACACTTCCCAATGCAAACTTTAAGGGCTGAAAAATGCAACGAAGATGGCGAAGTAGAAGCGTGGTATTATCACCCAGATTGGTCTAAAATGAAACCAAGTGACCAACCTAAACGCATACCAGCCTTTGGTTTTGGTGGTAAAAAAGGAAACGAATTATACATTGTTAGTAGTTATGTAACGGGTTCTTATTATTACCCGCCTGTTGATTATCAAGGTGCATTGCCTTATGCGGTTTTAGAAGAAGAAATTGCTGACTACTTAATTAACGACACAATTAATGGTTTTAGTGGTACAAAGGTTGTAAACTTTAACAACGGTGTTCCAGACAAAGAAAAGCAATTAGAAGTAAAGTCTGATGTTCTAAACAAACTTACAGGCTCAAGAGGTGAAAAGGTAATTGTAGCTTTTAACAACAACGCTGAAAGCAAAACAACTATTGACGATATTCCTTTAAACGATGCACCAGCACACTATGAGTATTTAAGTGACGAAGCATTTAGAAAACTAATTGTAGGTCATAGGGTAACTTCACCAATGCTTTTAGGTGTTCGTGACGGGAATAGTGGTTTAGGTAACAATGCAGATGAAATACAGACCGCTACATTGCTTTTTGACAACCTAACAATAAAAACCTACCAAGAAGAATTTACTGACGCCATAGAGGCTATATTGGCTTTAAATGACATTAGCTTAAACTTTTACTTTAGAACAATCCAACCTTTAGAGTTTACAGACACAACAGGAATGGATGCTGAAACTAAAGAAGAAGAAACAGGTGTTAAAATGTCGGTTCAATGTTCTGCGGATAGTGAAGAAAGCGACAATGAAGTTGCACAAGCTTTAATTGATTTAGGCGAAGATGAAGACCTTGAAAATTGGGAACTTATTTCAAGTGAAGAAGTAGATTATGAAGCTGAAGAATTAGAAGACCAAGAGCCTAATTTATTAAGTAAGATTTGGAACTTTGTAAGTACAGGAACTGCCAAACCTAATAGTAAGTCAAAACAAGACAAAGTTGTTGATGGTGTACCTTATAAAGTACGTTACCGTTACAGTCCTTCAACTGTTGGTGCAAATAGCCGTGAGTTCTGCAAAAAAATGGTGCAATACGATAAACTTTACAGAAAAGAAGACATTATTGCAATGGGCAACCGTGCAGTAAATGCTGGATGGGGTGAAGGTGGTGCTTCTACTTATTCTATTTGGAAGTACAAAGGGGGCGGAGATTGTCACCACAAATGGTTAAGACAAACCTTTAAAGGTAAAACACAAGGAAACCTTGCAAACCAAGACCCTAACATTTCAACTAACAAGGCTCGTAAAGATGGGTTTAACCCTGTAAATGAAAAAGAGGTTTCTATGAAGCCAAAGGATATGCCAAACAGGGGGTTTAAAAATAAAAGATTTAAGTAATGGCTAAAGCACTTTTTATAAGCACACGAGACATAAAACGTTATTCGGTAATGAATGGTAATGTGGACAATGACAAGTTCATACAGTACATTGAGATAGCGCAAGAAATACATATACAAAATTATTTAGGAACTAAACTTTATGAAAAGTTAGAAACTTTAATTATAGCAAACGAAATAAACGACCCAGCAAATAGCGATTATAAAACACTTTTAGAAACTTATGTAAAACCAATGACAATACATTGGGCGCAAGTTGAATTTTTGCCTTATGCTGCTTATACAATAAGCAATGGAGGTGTATATAAACACACTTCAGAAACTGCACAAAGCGTTGATAAAGATGAGGTTGATTATTTAGTTGAACAAGAACGTAATGTAGCACAACACTACACAAGA